GAAAGCATCCTCCGACACCACGGTCTGAATCTGCAACTGGTCAGTCGGCGCGATATAATCTTGCTTCCGCGCCGATTGGTCCTGAACTTGCTGCAATAGACCCGCAAGGGTCTGGTTTTGATTGTCGATTCTCATAACGTGACTCCTATAAACGCCGGGCCAATCCCGGCGGGAAATGGGATTTTACGCGATTTTACTTATATAGTGCAAGTTTAAAAAATACGCCCGCCAGGATACCCGGCGGGCGTAGTGGACTCGACCTCGAAGGCGGCGGACTATGCGCGGCCAATATCGCCCGCGATATGGTGCCGCAGTATCGCACCGCGCCGGAGCCCGGCGGCGAAGCGCTCGACTCTTGCGCCGTCAGACTCTTCCGATTGTTCCCGGCGCGATAGAGCACGCCAGTGTAGCGCAACGTTTCCGCCAGCCGCATAGCAGCCGCCCCGCTGGCTTGGATCACCAGCCGCACGCTTCGCCGCCCCGTGCGCGGTAAAAACGATTCCGAAAGCGCGGTCCTGGCGGGCGCATAGGGGCTCCCCGCCGCCGCACCCGTTGCAGCCGACTCCGGTTGTTTCATCGGGGCAACGCACCAGCTTGACGCCGTTCGATTCAATCACCTTGCGACTGGGTTTGTCGTTCCAGTAGTGCGCCGCGACAACAGCAACCGCCGCGACTCCCTTTTTAATATACTTCGCCGCCTGTTCCAGGCTATCAGCGCTGTAATTAAAAACGCATTTGCCGGGCTCGTTTTCCTGCGCCCATTGCTCCGGGGCAAAATGCGTGAATAAAAATGCCGCGCCTTTACGCGGCACGGCACGGCGAACGGCCCGCTCATATTTCCGGTCTATTTTATTGGTCCCGGTTTGCGCTGGTTTAAGAGTGCACGAGTCGGGGCAGGTTCCAAACATGTCACCGCCAGCGGCGCGATACGTGACGGCCAAGCCCGCCGTTTTTTTGGCTCGCGATATTTCGACGCAATTAAGCATTATTTTGACTCCTATATATACGGCGGCGATGGGACTTCGCCATCAAAAGCGGCCATAATCACTTTCGCCGTTTGTACGGTGAATTCATTGCGGGCATCAAAATTGCCCGACTCGGCGTCCGCCGCCCACTGCGCCAATAGCTCCAGGACGGCCTTAAAAATTAACTGTTGAATGGTACGGTGCTCGCAACGCGTAATGTGGATTGCGAAGGACTCACAATCAAAACTCGTATCGTTGAGCGCGTTACCAAGCTCCTTTGCGGCGGCGAAAGCCCGCCCTTTTTTCGTTTCCATTATTTTGACTCCTATATGTTAAAACGAGCCCCAGTATAGGACTATTCCTATACAGTGCAACAAAAAAATGCGCCCGCCAGTTTCCCGGCGGGCTTGGTTGGCGGAACTGCCGGGCTCTCCGGCCCTAACAACCTCTCTGTGATCCGTTGGCGGCTACGAGGACGGTTTTGCCAATTTCGCAAATTCTAATTACCCGCTACCTACCGCTATCGTGACATCCTACCTAGGTACTCTGAAAACTTATCAGGGCTTTTAACTATTTAAAGAACCTGCGCTTGATAGCTTGCGCCCGAAGCATTTCGTTATCATTTTCCGTCTGGCATACGCGCTCACTTTCCTTGTTGCCGGTATCCTCCCCCGGCAGTTCCTACCAGTATTATAGGACTATTCTTATACCATGCAACAAAAAAATGCGCCCGCTGGGAATATCCCGGCGGGCGCTCAAGTCTAACAGGGAGTCAAAATTCAGTTTTCAGAGCCCTCGGCCCACTTGGCGAGGCGCTCGAAGAATCTGGTCAACATGTCAATTAGCCAGTCCATCATCCGCGCCCTCCTTCAAGGTCAAGCTGAGAAGGAATTCATTTGCGGATTCAAGCTCAAGTTCGCGCAGGTTAACCTCCTTCTGGGCATCTGCGACAGCCTCCTTAAACTTGGACTCGGCTTCGGCGCGACTCTCATGCTTCGAGTACAAAATACCATCGGTCATTATGCTATATGTCATTCCCAGTCTCCACCGCCAACATACACCAATGGCTTTGATGGGTTTTTAGGCCCCCGGTCCACGGGAATACCGTTCCCTCGATCAGTCCTTCTGACCATCCAGTCATTATAGCGGTTGCCTGAATTTTTTTTGTGCAGCCCATCTTTTATGACATATCCACAATCTAGGAACGCCTCATCGATGGCTTGAAGATTCTCAAGAAAATCAAACGCCGCTTCCGCCGTTTTGAAATCCAGGCTAATGCGAGTATGCCCCGCATGTTGATTACTCATTAATCGGTTCATCTTCGGACTCCTTTGTAAAAAGATATAAGACTTCTCTTATACACTTTCCACCGGGCAGATCAAAGCAAAAAATGCAGACCAGTCGTATGGCTCTTCAAAAACAGCCAGAGCCGGTACGGCTGCAAGGCCGTCCATACGCAAATCAACAGCGTCGGCACCAGCAAAAACACGGATAACCAAATCGCGGCTCCGAGTAGCAATCCAAACAGGTGCATGGGCATGGCGAGAAAGAAAAGCAACTTGGTGAGGCGACAGGTCAACCTTGGTTCCGCGCACGACCTTGAGTTCGACAAAGCTAAATACTCCGCTTTCGCTACAGAAAAGAACGTCCGGGATTCCGGGCATAACCCACGATTCAAGCCTTGTCGTTTGAATCTTCCGATTCGTCTTCATCAGCCCGTCCGACATTTGTCTCCAGAAGCCCGATTCCCGCTGCGTCAGCGCTTCCCTCGGCATCTGATTCGGAGACTTCGGGGGTGATGTCAATCGGTTCAAAACCTTCTCGAATTCGCTCAAGCTCTTTCTCCACATCTTCACGGCTCATCTGATCTATGGAGCCGTGCCGGATTTCAGATTTGCTCACGTAAAGACCTTCCGCGAGCCCTCGATTCTTCTCGGCCATCACCGCAGCGCTGTACGCGCCTGCTGCACTAGCCGCATCGCGCAGCGTCTTCATGTCCCGCACGTGACGCTTATAATCGACTGCGTAAAGCTCGTCTAGTTCGTCTCGATACCTCTGGATTTCGGCCACGACGTGAGGATTATATTTCGGACTCATAAGCTCATAGGCGCGAGTATGCGCCGAGCGAGCATTGAAGCCTGCCCTTATTGCGGCCTCTCTGGCTGTTATGAGCCCATCGTTTCCCACAATCTCGCGGACAAATTTTTCTTGCCGCCGGGTCAGAGCCCGATTTGGCCCCCGCTTTTTCACGTTTTTCTCTTCTTTTTCTTCCGCCATGACAACCTCCTTCCTATCAGACTTTTAGCATACAACCGGCTGTTTTCCTTTAAAATCAACGCTGTCCCGGCACTGTCCCACCGGTTATCGCTCAAAATACACCAAAATACACCAAAAAATAGCGAAAACGGTAAAAACGGTGACTAAGAGTGAATGGTAACACGTTTTTTCACTGGTTTTTGTCCCATGAGCGAAATTCGGTGAGTCCGATCATGGGACAAAATGGAGGCAAATTTCCTATATAGAACATGACGGTATACCACTGTCCCATCAATCCCGTCTATCCCGTCTGTAAACTTAGTTTTTATTTTTTTTGATTCTCAGGATATTGGTACTATAGGTGGGACAGTGGGACAGCTACTTTGGAAGTTTGAGCTTCCAGAGAATGAATGGCTCGTCGCAAACCGCTCCGCTCTCCGGATCGATGCACCGCAGCGGCAGCGCCTTTGCAGTTGGATCAAGGTCACTCGGCCCCACATACTCCCATTTTGCCCCGGCGGCGCGGTCCACCGTCACGGCTTCGATGAAGTCCTTCTGCTCTGTAGAGCACGCGGCGAGCAACAAGAGCAACAGAATAGCTAATCCAGGCATTGTTTTTCCCTTCCGAAAAGTTGTTCGCGGCGGCGCGACAAGATGTCCCTGTTCCGGACCTCCGCAGCCATTTGACGCCAGATGGTTTTGAAGTCCGGATCGTCGGCCCGTGAGGCGGCGGCATCGAGTTTTTGCGCGAGCCCCACTTGGCGTTTGGTGTCGTGGATATATTCATCGAGGCCGCAGATGTATTCGTCTAGGGCCTCGACCTCGTCCTTGTTGGTCATTCTCCGGCCTCCTCGACCATCTGCTCCTCCGGCCCGTATACCTCGTGAGTAACGTGCCGTTCGACGTTACACGTGGCGCAGTAATATACCGCGCTTAGTTCGATGTCGTAGATATATTCGTCGGTTCCGCCGCAGCGGCGGCACTGCTTATCGCGGCTCATTCTCCGCTCTCCTTGCAATAGAATATGTGCTGCCTGATCCGTCGGCACGGCTTCCATTTCCGCGCCCAGCGCGGCTGC